TTTTATTGGTTGGGAAGAATTAACCAGTTGGAATTCAATTGACTGTTATGAATCAATGAAGTCTTGCAGTCGTTCTTCTTTTCAGAAGACTCCATCTGGTTTAATGATTCCAAAAATAATTCGTAGCTCAACAAACCCTTTTGGCGTCGGTCATAGTTGGGTAAAGAATTATTTTATTGATCCTGCACCTTATGGAAATATTATTATTGATAGTGAAGGGAATAAACGTGTCTGTTTATTTAGTTCATTAAAAGAAAATCCATATTTAGATGAAGAATATCGTAAAACACTAGAATCTATTACTGACCCTAATAAGCGCAAAGCATGGGTTGAAGGAAGTTGGGACATTACTTCAGGTGGTATGTTTGATGATCTTTGGGATTCAACTCAGCATGTATTGACACCTTTTGAAGTGCCTAAATCTTGGAGAATTGATCGTTCTTTTGACTGGGGCTCTTCTCGTCCATTTAGCGTAGGTTGGTGGGCACAAAGTGATGGAACAGATATAAAAATGAAAGATGGTACAATTCGATCTTTTCCACGTAAGACTTTATTTAGAATTGCTGAATGGTATGGATGTACGGATAAACCAAATGAAGGGCTTCGTCTCACGGCGCGACAAGTTGCATTTGGTATTATCCAAAGAGAGAAGGAAATGGGAATTTATGGTCGCGTTCAACGAGGCCCTGCTGACTCTGCTATTTATGCTGTAACTGATGATATTTCTATTGCTCAAAATATGGAAAAAGAAGGAGTTTATTGGACTCCAGCAGATAAGCGCCCAGGTAGTCGTAAAAATGGATGGGAACTAATTCGCGATAGATTAGGTAGTGTGGTTAGGAAAGATGATAAACCAGGCATGTATATTTTTAATACTTGCCGGCAGTTTATTAGGACTGTACCAAATATTCCTCGTGATGATAGAGATATTGAGGATATAGATACTGAATCAGAAGATCACATTGCTGATGAGGTTCGCTATCGTGTTTTATCTTCTGATTATGTAATGAAAAAAATTCAACTTTCTGGAGTTTAAAATGCCAGTCAAAAGTACTCATCCACAATATGATCAATATTTACCTAAATGGAAACGTTGCCGTGATGTTTCACAGGGACAAGATGCTATTTATGCTGGTGCTACGAATTATTTACCACAATTAAAAGATCAAGATAATGTAGAATACCAAAATTATCTAACTCGAGCTCCATTTTATAATGCAACTTGGCGTACAATTGTTGGACTTCAAGGGATGCTATTCAGAAAGCCTCCAATGGTTGTTGTTCCATCTATTATAAATCCAATGATTAAAGATGTTACAATGTCTGGGACACCTTTGCATATTTTTGCATTAGAATGTGTTGAAGAAGTATTCACTACAGGTCGTGTTGGAATATTTGTTGATTATCCTTTAGTAGATGCTGCAAATATGACTCAAGCTGATGCTCAAGAACAACAACTTCGCCCATTAATGAAGAAATATCTAGCTGAAGCTATTATTAATTGGAAAGTGCTTCCTATCAATAATAAACCGACATTAGCAATGGTTGTATTGTCGGAAAATAAATTAGTTCCAGTTGATGAATTTAAAGATAATATTATTCAACAATATCGTGTTTTAGATCTTTATAATGATTCTACATATGGATATATTTATCGTGTTCGTGTTTTTGAAGTAAAGCAGGAAAAAGATTTAGCTGAACAAGATGTCCTTATTTCTTCAGTTATCCCAATAATTGATGGAAAACCTTTAAATTATATTCCATTTTATTTTTCAAGTACTGATGATGTTGAGTCTGATGTAGATGAGCCACCTTTGATTGATTTAGTAGACATGAATTTATCTCATTTCAAGACTACAGCAGATTATGAACATGGTTGCCATTTTACAGGTTTACCAACTCCAGTGATTACAGGTCATGTATCTGAAAATGATGGTGAAAAACTATATATTGGTAGTGCTTGTGCTTGGGTTTTTGCTGAATCGGATGCTAAAGCTTTTTATCTAGAGTTCAAAGGTGAAGGTTTAATGGCTCTTGAAAATAATTTGAAGCGTAAAGAAACGCATATGGCTATATTGGGAGCAAGAATGTTAGAAGTTCAAAGTAAAGGTGTTGAATCAGCTGATACTGCTGCTATCCATCGTACTGGCGAACAATCTATGCTTGCTAGTGTTTCCCAAGCTGTATCGATTGCTTTTACTAAAGCATTAGAGACATTTTGTGCTTTTGCTGGAGCTAAAGGGGATATTTCTTTTAAATTAAATAAAGATTTTTTTCCTGTACCAATGGATTCTTTACAATTAACTGCATTAATTGCTGCTTGGCAAAATTCTGCAATTAGTTATGATACTTTAATTGATAATTTAAAATCTGGTGAAATTCTAGAACAAGATGCAACTCCAGAACAAGAAAGAGCTTTAATTGAAGCAAATCCTCCACCAATCCCTTCAGCTGGTACTACTCCTGGAAATCCTCACCCTAATGCACCAAGGACAGAATTTTCTGGAACTGGAAACAATCCTACAATAACTCAGTTACAGCATCAAAAATAATTTCAAAAAAATAGTTGCAATAACAAATTTGGTCTAATATAATGGTCACAGTTGGACATATTGACGGTAAAGCCGCCTAAGATTAACAATCCCAAAGGGAATTTAAAATTCCTAAGTTTTCTTACTCAATAGGAACAGAATCTTTTAGTTATCAAGTTCGTGAAGAAGATGCAGCAGCAGCGGCAGCAGAAGCAGCTAGGATAGCAGCAGAAGCAGCGGCAGCAGATGCTAAAAAACTAAAAGATCAGATTGATGCAGCAGTATTAGAAGCTACAAAAGGTCTGAAAAGTAAGAACGATGAATTACTTGGCAAATTAAAAGCTGCTCAGGATAAATCGAAAGAATTTGATGGTCTTGATGCAGCAACACTTAAAGCTTTAAAAGAACGTTTAGATGCGGATGAAGATGCTAAGCTTCTTGCAGAGGGCAAGAAGAATTTGGTTATCGAAAAATACACTGAACGTATGCGCGCACAACATTCTGTTGACCTAGAAGTAGAACGTGCTAAGACAAAAATAGAATCAGATCGTGCTAATGCATATGTCCAAGCTGTGTTGGATAACCACATTCGAGCAGCAGTTGGAGATCAATTGCATAAAGGTGCTGTTGAAGATGCACTTTTACATGCTCGCATGGTGTTTAATTTGGATGCCAAAGGCAATGCTGTAAAGCTGAATCCTGAGGGGATTCCTGAGCTTGGAAAAGATGGCAGTACACCATTCAGTCCTTCTGAATGGATCGAACAACAACGAGATTTGAAACCTCACTGGTTTAAAGCTACTACTAGCGGTTCTGGTAGTACTGGCACTGGTTCAGGTTCAGGTTCCGGAATGAAAACGATAACTCGTGCTGCTTTTGATAAACTCTCCTCATCGGAACAGGCTACCATTGCTCGCAGTGGTACTACTATTAAAGATTAAAGAAAGGTACTATCATGGCAAATACCCTAACCAGCCTTATTCCTTCGCTGTATGCAGCGTTGGATGTGGTTTCTCGTGAATTAGTAGGTGCAATTCCTTGCTGCACTTTGGATGCATCTGCTGCTCGTGCTGCTGTCGGTCAGAACGTTATTTCGTTCAAAACTCCAACAGCAAGCGCAACTGATATTACTCCAGGTGTAACTCCTCCTAACGATGGTGATCAAGTAATCGCTAACGTTGCTGTGACAATCACTAAATCTCGTCGTGTTCCATTCCGTTGGAATGGTGAAGAAGAATTAGGTTTGAATAATAACGGTGCTGGTGCGGCTGCTATTCGTTCTGATCAGATTCAACAAGCGATCCGTACCTTGGTCAATGAGATGGAAAAAGACGTTATTGCTGCTGCTCGCGTTGAAGCTTCTCGTGCTTATGGTACTGCTGGTTCTACTCCTTTTGCTTCTAGCTTAGGTGATCCAGCACAAGTTCGTAAGATTCTGGACGACAATGGTGCTCCAATGACCGATCGTTGTTTAGTGATCGATACAACTGCTGGTGCAAACTTGCGTACTCTGGCTCAACTGACCAAAGCGAATGAAGCAGGTACAACTTTAACTCTGCGCGATGGCGAACTGTTAAATATTCACGGTATGTCGTTACATGAATCTGCTGCTGTAAGTGTGGTCACAAAAGGTACTGGTGCAAGCTATACAA